CACCGTGGCCATACCCACCCCGGCAGCACCGGCCCCGCGCACTTTACCAGACAGCTCTTGCCCGGCCTTGTAGCGCTGGCTGACCCGGTTTAACTGTTCCTGTTTTTGGCTCAGGCGTTGCAGCTCTTGTTTCTGGCGGTTAAGGCTGTTGGTGGCGCTATCGGCGCTGGCTTTCAGCCGCTGCTGTTCGGCACTGAGATTTTTCGTCGAGATCCCCGAGGCTTTCAGGGCTTCGCGCTGCTGCTGCACAGACAGGCGCAGGCCGTTGTATTTGCTTTGCAGTTCGGCGGCCGCGCGCCGGGAGGACTCCAGCAAACGCACCTGGGCCTTGCTCGGGTTTTCGCTGTTTCTGATTTCCACAGCCAGGGCAGCGGTCTCGGCTTTCGCTTTCTGCAACGCCTGGGCGGTCACGGCCAGTTGACTGCTGGCCTTGCGAAAACCGTCGATTTTGGCCGCCTGGGCATTGAGCGCCTTAATGTTGTCTTGCGTATTGCGAATATCCCCGGAGAGCGCCCGACTGGCTTGTTGGATGGCTTTAAACGGACGGGTCGCCTGGTCAACGGCTTTCAGTAATACCTGAAGTTTTAAGCTGTTACTCATCGCGGTTTCCGCTGCGTAAAAGGGCCTGATAACGCCAGTCCAACAGCTCGGACAGCGTCATGGCGTTCATTTCAGAAGGGGGCCAGTGAAACAAAATGGCGATATCGGCCATCAGGTGGTTGACCGTCAGGCCCGCGGGCCAGGCTATCTCTCCGACTTCGGCGACAAAAAACCAATCACCTTGCCCGCCAGCGCCACCAGGTCGATCAAATCCAGGCTGCTGACTTCCGGTTTTGTCAGGCTGGGCAAGGTAATACGCGGCAGCACAATTAGCAGGGCATCAACATCGGCGTTGGCGAGAGCCGCCAGCCCGACACCACGCAGCGCCCCGGCATTGGGCTTGATAATTTCCACCTGGCTAATTTCCGTCTCGCCGCGCTTAATCGGGGTTTCCAGGGTGACCAGGTTGTCGTTGTTTTCCATGATGGTTCTCTCTTCGCTCAAAGGGGGATAAGCCAGCGGTCACCCGCTGACCGGCCATTACAGGCCGATATTTTTGCGGTGTTCGGCCAGCAAATCGACGCCGTTCACCTTTTCAATCAGGTTGATGGTGTCAATCTCAATCAGTTCTTTACCGGCCAGGGTCAGCTTGTAATAGGTACATTGGGTGGACACTTTGGTTTCGGTGTCCTCGCCCTGTTTGGCATCGCCCATATCAATCTCTTTATGGCGGCCACGCATCACCACCTCGACCGCCAGGGTTTCGCCGGTGTCGTCACGCTGGTAAGAGCCGGTAAAGCGCAGCGGGACGCCGCCGATTTTGGCACTGCCCCATTGGCTCAGGACCAGCTCATCAATGCCGCCCATCGACCACTCGACCGTAAGCGCATCGTCGTCCAGGCCGAGGTCCACCGGTGCCGCACCGTTCATGCCACCGCCGCGATAGTTTTCCAACTTGCGGGTCAGCTTGGGCAAGCTTACCGACGACGCGATACCCTGGTAGCTGTTGGCATCGTTAAACAAGTTCATCAGTTTTAATTTCTTCGGTAACGCCATGATTAACGGCTCCTTAGCTGTTCACAGACGCGGCAAAGTCCACCAGATAGGAATCGGTGATGCGTTGGCGCAGGGTGAGATCTTCGAGTGGCGGCACGGGGGTATAGTCGTAATCAATAAACAGCTTGCCCGCCTTGAGGGTGTCTTTGTCGTTGGCGCTGTCGTCATACCAGGCGCTGGCCCCCAGCAGATAACCGGCGTTGACCATCTCGCGGAATTTGGCGTTGATGCCGTCGATAATGTCTCTGACCAGCGTCGGGGTCAGCGGCTTATCATTGGCCCACATATGCGCCTCGGCCAGGGTATCGGCGAGCACCTGTGCGGTGCGGGTGTAGTTTTCAAACTGAAACAGCGGATCGTCGGCACAACTGCGGTTACCCCAAAAGCGAAAGCCGTCTTTGCGGATAAGCGTGGTGACGCCCGCCTGGTTAAGTAAATCGGCATCGGTGCCTGTCGCCTGCAGATCCCAAAACACACTGGCGGTTAAGCCGGTGACCCCGTTGACGCCGACGTTGGACAGGGTTTTATGCCAGCCGGTTTCCTGGTCGATTTTGGCGCGTAGCCCCAACGCACGGGAAACAGCATAGGCGGTTTGCGATTGATTGGCGGTGGTGTTCCAACTGACAAAGTTTGGCCAAATCAGCATTAACTCGCGCTGGCTAAAGTTCTCGCGGTAGGCGGTAACCTCGGTCAGCGTTTTACAGCCCCAGGCAAAGATATAACCAAAGGCACGCAACTGTTGGCAAATGGATGCCAGCGCCGTGGCCACCTGCAGATTATCCCGTCCCGGCACACCGAGAATACGCGGTTTCACCCCGAGTTCGGTGGGTGCACTGAGCAGTGCTTTCATGCCGGTATAGCGTCCGTTTTCATCCACACCGCCGATAATATTGGAGGTGGTTTCCGCGTCGGTGGCCCCTTCGGCCACGCGCACCACTACGGTCACCGGGCGCGCCTGCTCGGCAATGGCCAGTAATGCCGCCGAGAGCGTGCCTTGGGTCCCGGCCTTGGCGGCAGCGGTTAGCACATTGGTTATTAACACCGGGGTATTGAGCGGAAAGGTGGCCGCGTCTGCATCGTCGGCGGTACAAACCATACCGACAATGGCCGTGGACACAGTAGAAATGGTGCGCGTGCCGTCGTTGATTTCGACGACGCGCACACCGTGATGATAATCAGCCATCAGGTTGTGACTCCGTAATAAGAGGTGCGGTTAGCATGCCGCAGCCCTTGAAGGGAGGCACTGAGTTAGCGATGTGCAATAACTGGCACAACGCAACCCCCTCGTTTATGCATACTCAATAACGTTAGTGCACATTTTGCGCAGCTAAAAAGTCTTTGCGGGGCAATTATCAGGCCGGACATTCTGGCCAGACAATATCGGGAGCGGTGGCCGTATCGACCGCTTTCAGTGCCTTGATATAACTCTGCCAGATAATAAGCGTTGCCTTATCATCATCAGTGATTGTCCCGAGCAAAAGGTCGGTTCTTAGCGCTTTCATTTGGTCTTCGGCCATCGCCAACAGTGTCAGGCGCTGGGATTCAGCGATGCCTGCCTGTTCTTCTTGTGTCCAGACGCGCTCACGCAGTATCGGATAGCCCTTCTCATCCGCGTGAAGGATTTTCCCGATGCGACAGCCTTCCAGCAACTCCCGGTAGTGACTCTCCGTCAGCTTGACGCAATCGTCCGGCAAGCTTGGCGACTCGGGCAGATAATAGGAATTGGTTGTAGCGGAATAGAACATGCTGACCTCACAGTAAGCCGATAGACAAATAATTAATTCGTGTAGAACTAATGGCATTGATTGCCCGACAGGCTACTCTCGATGCCGTTGATGATCCCGTCCGTAGCTCCACGGATGGCACAACGCCGTTTTTTTGCGAATCATCATAGAAGGTGACGTAATTACGAAAAACCGTACTCAATGTAACGGGTAGCACCGCTTCAATCTCATACGTTGCCGGGGTTGAACTACTGGTAAAATTGCTAAAATCTCCCCACTGGATCACTACATATTTTTTCACGCCACTGACGATAAGCGGCAGTTTGACGAAACCAATCCCGGCTAGAAGACCGCTCATCACGCCTGCCAACATAATGTCACTTAGACCCAGGTTGGCTAGGAACTTGGTTTTATCGACAATATCCGCGCCATTTTGGTCTTTGGACAGTTTTCCAGCCAACGCGATGGCGATGGTTTCAGCGAGCGCATACTGTGCATGCGGATTAGCCGCTGCTTGGTGTTTTGCCATGGTGCTATCGCTATACGCCTTAACCTCAATAACTTTATCGTCCACATATTGTCGCGTCGCCAACACCACCGACGGGTCAATTTTCAGGGTAACCGCGTCGGTACTGTTGATAATTAAAATCATCCGTACCGTCTGCGTGCGCCCGCTGCCTTCGGCCAACTGCGGTTTATAGGTTTCCGGGCAGTTGGCCACGGCGATCAGCGTGCCGTCGCTGTCATACAGTCCCACCTCCCTAATCCAAAAACCGCCTTCGTTTTCCGGGATAATTTGCTCGGCAATAATCTGATTACTGTTGGCTGCATCCACGCTCAGGGCGTTAAGTGCCGCGCGGCGCTTTTCGGCAATCAGCGTCGTTTGTACCGGGTTCGGGGTTGGCAGTACGCCCGCGCCGTCACCCACGCCCATTTGTGTGATTTGAACTTTGGTACCCAGCGCGGCGGCGTTGGCCAGTTTGGCCGCTCCCTGATGGGTTAGCAGGGCAAAAAATTTAGTGGTCATGCAGAGATCCTTACGGCGTCGATAAGATGAATGGCGGCACCGGTATAGCCAGGCCCAGATACGCTAATCATTTCAGGGGTGTAGGGGTAAACGGTCAGTAGGTCGCCGCCGTAGCTGGCTACCGCTACCGGTAACGTGCCGGAAACGTCCAGATTGATGGCCAGTCCCAGCAAATGGCGGCTGCAGGGTTTGGCATCGGCTATCAGCCGCTCCAGCTCGCGATACATGGCCTCGGTGATCCCGGTCTCCAGCACGCCGACTTCCAGGCGAAAGGTGCCGGGCGCCTCATCGTTCTGCCACCATTCCACCACTCGGATTAGATAGCCCAGCGGTTCGACCACGCGTCGCAATGCGCCAAGCGTGCCTTTGTGGCGGTGAACATAAATCGACGCGGCGACCACGGCGCGCTTGGTGGACTCCGGCCAGCTTTCATCCCAGCGATCCACCGACCAGGCCCACGCCAGATAGGGCAGTAATGCCAGCGGGCAGTCGTAGGCGTTCCACAGTTTGCGCAGCGGTACCGGTAGGGTTTCCAGTTTGGCGCAGGCTTCGGCAGCGGCCACCTCCAGCGGTGAGGAGCCGACCGGTAACAGACGGTCAGTCATCACGCGCCCCTATAACAACCTGGGTACCGGTGCAATGACCAGCCTGGGTTTTATCCAGAATAATATCGTCGGGCGGTGCGCTCAGTTCGACATATTCCACCCCGGCGACACGTAACACCGAGGCGTAGGCCTGGCGGCGAATACTGCGCCCCAGGCGGCGCTGTTCCAGCAAGAATTTGGCCAGTTTGTCCTGGGCATCGGCCAGGCAGGGGCCAGCCACCACGCCGTCATACAGATAGAGGGTGGCGCTGACTTGGTAATCAACAATCGCTGCCGACTGCACGTGAAGCCGATCCGCCACCGGCCGCACATCCTCATCATTAAGCGCGGCATTCACCCGCGCCAACAGCTCGGCGCTAGCGCTGCCGTTACCCTCGCGGGCCAAGACGGTAATAGTGACATTAGCCGGTGACGGGCTGATCGCCGAGGCATCGGCAATACGTCCGTCGGCGCTGCGGGCGTGCCACTCATAGGCCCCGGTCGGCCCGGCAACGCTTAAACCTTCAAAGGATTGCTGTATACGCATCAGAAAATCGTTGTTACTTTCCATTACCGCCGCCGTGGGCGGCACGGTGCTGTTATCGGCGGGGGTCAGCGTCAGGCGCTGCACATTGTAATTGGCACCAATCTGGTCGAGGTCGGCCCCGGTGGCATAGGCCAGCATTACCGCACGCGCCGCCTCATTGACCCGCTGGCGTAAAATCACTTCCCGGTAAGCGTTTTCCTGCAATAGCTTCACTATCGGCTCAGATTCCAGTGCCAGGGTGCGAGCGACGGCCGCCTGTTGCTCGGCGGGATAGAGTGAAATCAGCGTCGCTTTGCGCTCGGCTAACAGCGTTTCATAGTCCAGGGTTTCCACCACGTCGGGCGCGGGTAACTGGCTTAAATCAAGGGTCGCCATTGGGTTAGCTCACAGGTAAGGACAGGGAAAAGGTCGCCGAGGTATCAACGCGGTTACCGGTCAACTCGACCACCATTTTGCCGTCAGCGGTGGATTGATAGGTGATGCCGGTTAAGGTAATGCGCGGCTCCCATTGCAGGATGGCCATATAGCAGGCGGCCATAATTTGCAGCCTTAGCGCGCCATTTTGTGGCTGGTCAATCAGCTCTGATAGCAGCGAACCATAGGTGCGGCGCATCACGCGGGAACCTATCGGCGTACCGAGAATATCGCTTACCGACTGGCGAATATGCTCAAGGTCGGCCAGCGCCTCACCGCTTACGCGACTCATACCGAGATACTGGGCATTAAGCATGGGTGCCCTCCGTGTTATCCCCGCCGCGCTGCACGCCGCCGTGGCCGTGATTATCCAGGGCCACGCCGTTGGACGACAGTTTGCCACCGCAATGGGTGATATCTCCGGCCATCTCACCGCCGCCGGTGACTTTCAGGGTTTGGGTTATCAGTTGCTGGGTGCATTCGACAATAGGCGTATCAAGGGTGATTTTTTGCGAGGCGTTGACCATCACAACTTTGGTTTCGGCGGTAATGGAGTTCTCCGCCTGAATTGTGGCGGTTTTAACCCCCACGACTTTTAGCGCGCCGGTTTGCGGCTCATACTCAATCACCGCGCCATCGGCAAAGGTAATATGCAGCGCATCCGCTGAGGCCGACGGCGCGGGGAAGTGATCGGAGAAAATACCTGTCAGCACAAAGGCAGCATTTAGCTCGCCACCCAGGGAGAAAATCAGTACCTGTTCACCCACCGACGGGGCAAACCAGGTGCGCGACTTACCCGCCCGAGCGGTCAGCCATTGCAGCCAGTCGGTATGGTTTTCGCCGGTCAGTACCCGACATTTACCCGCATCCAAATCGACATCAGTTACGGTGCCAATGCGGATCAGGTTGCGCAGTAGGCGCAGGGTTTCATTCAAAACCTCATATGTTTTCATGGGCCAATAATGTAAACATAAGTAGCCAATAGGAAGTAAATCCTGAAGTATGGTCAACCACACAACTTCTGAAGGAGTTAATTGTATTTGATCAATTTTCTTCAAAATGCTAAAAACAGATTAATCTTAGTGAAGAAATGGATGTTAAAGAAATCATGGCGGAGCATTCTGATAAAAACTCTCTTAACCCTGACCAGGAAGATAATAGCCGAAAAGCGTTATCTTGTTATCACAGTAGAAATATCACTATCCTCTCGATATTATTTTCTTCTGCAGTAACAATTTCCGTATGGATATTTGTCATGCTCGTAATCTTCAGACCTGGCTTTTTCTCATACTTTGGCTTTGCTAGTAAATACTTTCTAAAAAACCCATCAGCCATAAATAATAACGGCGACTATGAAAAAATTGTAGATTTAGTTTCAAATGGTACGATACTAAGCCTAGATGATTTATGGAATTTTCAAACAGGCTTTTACCAAACAATTATAGCCGTGTTAATTGGCATTAATGCAATATTAGGAGCACTTTCTTTTTTTATAATTAGAAATTCCTCTGGTGCTGTTGCTCGTGAAGAGGCGAGTAAGGAAGTGCATACTCATCTTAAAAGTAAAATCTTTGATAAAAGTATAAAAAGAGTAATTTATAAAAAATTCGAGGCTCACCAAATAGATCTAGATGAACAATTTTCCACTATGGAAAGTATTGCAAGTGAATTTAATAAATTAATTATTGAGTTAGAAAACATAAAAAAAGAAAATGAAAAAATAAAAGGTGAAATTTTAATTATCACAAATGCGGTTTCGTCTAGAGACACAGATGAGCTTTATGATGGCGCGAATTTCACTCTTAATGAAAAGGTTAATTAAATGGCATTTATACGACAAAAAATGGAACAACCTCCTTCAGCTTCAATAATTCCCGGTTTAAACTCCCCGGATGAATTAATTTTATTTGCTAAAAATAAAAACATTTGTCTTGAACCCTTGGATGTTTCAAAACTAACCCAAGCCTTAGGTATTATTATGAGGATGGAACCATTACAGGGCGATGAGTCTGGAAGTTTGAAGAAAAACAAAAAAACCGGCGAATGGGTTATGACGATAAATTCTTTACATCACCCTCACCGACAACGGTTCACTATTGCGCATGAAATTGGCCATTACTTAAAGCATAGTTTTAAAAATGATTTTTTCGAAGACCAAGTATTTTTCAGAAATGGTGATACTAATAAAATGGAAACAGAAGCCAATAAATTTGCAGCAGAATTGTTGATGCCTGAGCCTGAGTTTAGAAAATATATTAGCGAGCATTCAGCAAGTGTTTCTGATATTGCCGAGCATTTCCACGTATCATCAATGGCAGTAAGAGTTAGAGCAAAACAGCTTGGTTTTCAAGGACATAATCTATGAGCATGCCAGTATACTTCCCAGTATTAAAAACTAGGGATGCTGAATTAAAAGCCATTTCAAAATTAGATGATTTAACTTTTGATTCAACATTACCAATATATGAACTCACTAAATCACGGAAAGCTATCACGGCCCCCGATGGTGATATTCATAAAAGAATGAAATCGATTAAGGAGATCCAAAAAGATAGACCTTTCATTCTTGATTTAAGCACAAATGAAAAATACATGAATCCTCAGATTGAACAACTACTATCTCCAACTAATGGATTTTATGAGTGGCGTTATTTTATAAACATGTATAACAGCCTAAATTTAATCCCCATGATTCATATCTATGATGAGGATGATTTTACTGAAGTAGAAATTTTCTTAAAAGAGCTTGCTGATAAATTCAGGAAATTCGCTATTAGATTTCCTTATGACATAAAGAATATAGATTCTTATGTATCTTCTGTTATCAAATTTATGGCTAAGAATTCAGAGCTATATGTAATAATTGATGCAGGCCAAATAACAGGGGATATTGAAAGTATAAAAGAAACAATAAATACAAGATTCCATGAAATAGACAAATTAAAGAACAAAACCATTACACCTATTTTAGTAAGCTCCTCTTTCCCGAAAAGCGTTTCATTGTTTGGTGATAAAGAAGGGACATTCCCTATTTTAGAAGAAGACCTATACAAATCAATTCCTGATAAATTTAATGTAAAATATGGAGATTATGCTTCAATTAATCTTGAGCAGATTGAAATGAAAGGCGGGACATTTGTCCCTCGCATTGATATATCCTTAAAGGAGTCTTTTATTTATCATCGATACAGAAGAGCATCAGGAGGATATATAAGTTGTGCAATGGCTATGAAAGCAGACAAGCGTTATAAATCAATAAAGCCAATTGAATCTTGGGCCGATAAAGAAATTTCATTAGCTGAAAGTAAAATGCCCTCTGGCATTAGTCCTTCATATTGGATCGCTGTGAGAATGAATTACTTTATGGCATCAAGAGTTAGACTGCGTCTTGGCATATAATTCAGATGGAGGCATTCTATTTAAAGTAGAGATGTCTTCATAGTGTATGACACTTCCAATTTCTTGAATGAAAGATTTAAACGGTAATTTAAGTCTTTCTCTAAAACAAAATCTAGATAGTAATTTAACATTAGATAAACTATTTTCCGAAACAAACCTCTCACAAAGTAATATTTTTGATTTAGGTATGCTTTTATTTTTACTTATTGATTTTCTAAGCGTTTTTGAATCAATCGTACTCGCCAAACATAGCTTATTCATTTTCTTAAATTCTTTTGACTTTCTTATTTTTATTATACCGCTATCGCTAACCACAATTATTCCAATATCTTTACTACAGCTATTTCTGACATTAGAAAGATTACTTCGCTCGCAAACAATATAACAAAAATCAAAATATTCCCTATAAGAATCAATCTGATAGGAAAGCCTATCCATGGAATCACCGGCTCCCTTAATTTCATATGCGCATGCGGTATTTCCATCTAAGGTAACAATATCTGCACGGCGAGAACCAAAATTGAACCTAAATTCAGAGCCTAGCAAAAAATCCGGTGATAAATCACGGATTAAATCTTGGATTAATATTTTCTTTATTTCTAATTCTTTCATTTTAATAATGATCACTTAAGTAAACAAGTAGCATTGTCCGACAATACTGTTTTTATGTACAGCTATTTTTTATTAACCAAGCTGTTAAATATCATATCATGAATGATAATCAAGCCATTTTCTGATATTCCTAAAAGCATCCTCCCCGCATACTGCACATCCTTCTCCCCGCTACGCTTAGACGGCCTGTCTCTTAGGCCGTAATGATGCACCCGCGCCATCCGCTGCACGCTGCCTGCAAACTCCACGCTCGCATCATTGGCCGTGCCTTTGGCCTTCATATATTTATTGGTGCGCAGCTTGGCAAACATCTCGCGCTTGATGCGCCCTTTTTTAGCCCTGACCGGCTGCGACTTCCTAGCGGCAAAGGGCGTGCCATCCGGGGCGCACTGGGCTTTGATATTCTCCTGCTGGCGCGCACGCAGCTTTTTGGCAATATCCATGGCCATCTGGCGGCGGGAAGCAGGCGACAGGTTGGCAATCAACGCCGACAGCCGATCGTCAAAAGCCTGTAGTTCACTCATGCCATTCACTCACTAATTCACCGCGCACGTAGAGTTGACGCGGGGCGGGCGGTGTTTCTGCGTCCTGCGGCTCGTCGAGATGGTCAACGTGCAGCGCACCGTCGCGCTCTTTGACAATCACCCGTTCAGTCAGTTGTAAATCAATACTGATATCCACGGTGTTATCGCTGATCACATCCACCTTAAAGGTATAGCCAGTCTGACGCTTTTCCGGCGTGGCCATAATATCCGGCTGGTTAACACGCAGCCAGGCCAGCACCGGGACCACAAGCAAATCGACGTCCCCGGCGTAATCGGTGACAACCAGGTTAAGCTGATACTGGTACTCAAAGGACAGCGACGGCGCGAGCGTGGACACAATGCGGCCATGCTCGATAAACATATTCAGGCTGTCAGGATTGCGCTGCAGGTAAGGCAGACTTTGCGTCAGCGCGGCCCGCAGTTGCTGGGGTTTTAACATGGTGTTTCTCCTGGCACTGTTTCACCGCTTCCACCTGCAAACCGCAGGCGGCAAGCGCGCTTTCCAGTTGGCGAATATCCGCCGTTAAATCGCCGTTAGTCCTGGGATGGCTTGCCGGAAACGGGCAACTGCTCACTGTCGAACAGCCAACGTAAATAATCGTCGGCGCTGGCGAAGGCGGGGCGCTGTTGCAACCCGCTAACAGCAGCAGGCAAAGCAGTGCGGTACCACTGGCGCAGGCTGGCATTTTCATCGAGTAACCTCTGGATGTTGTTTTCTCGGGTGAGGGCCGCCGCGCTGGCCCGGCCCAATGACTGGCGCAGCGCCAGCTCGCGTTGTTCGCGCTCGACGGCTTCGCTTTGCAAGCGGGCTATCGCCGCGTTGCGACTGTCGATGCCGGCAGACAGCGTGCCGATAACGCGGTTAGCGCTGGCCACCTCCTGGCTTAACGTCCGGCTATACCCGCAGGCCGCCGCCAGGGCCAACAGCGCAATTATCAGCAATCCGGTTAGCAGGCGCATTTCACACCCCACTCAGGCACAGGGTGCGCTCGTCGCGGCGGCGGCGTTCCAGCCCGGCCGAGAGCACCCCATTAACGAAAACCCAGCGCGATAGCTGATTGCAGGCGTTAAGCCACTGCCCTTTGTTGATAAAAAACGCCAGGGTGGAGCGACAGGCGGCGGTGATCCCAACGTTAAAGGCAAAGGCCACCACAGCGTCATACACCGGCTGCGGCATGGCTACCGCCATACAGCGGGCGATCGCCTGTTCTACCCGCAGAACATCGAGCAGCAGATTGACCGCTGCCTGGTGTTCGCTGATTTGGCTGTGAGGCGTGACGCCTGCCGTATGGCCAATACCGTTGGTCCATACCCCGGCCTGGCACTGATAGGGGGCAAGCTGACAGCCTTCAAAATCGGCAATCAGTTTTAGCCCGGCCTGCGAGGTATGCATGTTGCCGTAGTTGGGCAGCGTGGCGGCAATCAGCAATACCGCCGCTGCGGTACAACGTTTAACGAGTGAACTCATGGGCCACCTCGTCACTTAAGCCGCGCGCTTTCAGCAGCAAATAGGTTTTGCGTTTGTAATGCCAGGTGACAAACAGGCTGACCAGGTTAATCACCAGCGTGCCGACCGCCACCAGGCTACCGACGATAAAGGCGATATCCTGCGGCGAATGACGGCTAAACCAGGTGAGCAGCAAGGCGGTCAGGTAGGCAAAGCCCGATTTAATCCATTCCATGTTGTTAATCCCATAGTTGGACGGTTTCACGCACCGCAGATAACGGCAGTTCCGGCAGCTCCAGCGGGTAACCGTGGGGTAAAATCACCCCCACGTCAGCCAGCCCAGCATTGGCGGCATAGACCTGTTCCACCACCGACTCGGTACGCCCGTAATAGCGCCAGCACAGTGCATCGACGCTGTCCCCTTGTTGGGCAATGACTTTCATTACAGCAGCCCCACAATACAGGCCGAGCGACCGGCAATTTTGCTGATACTAAAACGGGCATCGCGCCAAAATTCATCGGCGGAAACAGTAATTTCCTCCGCCTTGCGGGTGCCGCTGGCGTCATAGCCGCGATAGCTTTCGACAATGGCCGCGCCGGTCAGCGCACAGACTGCCGCCTGGTAGTGGGCCAGCTTGATGCTTTCGCCGTCAATTTCGTCGGCGGGTACCTCGGCCAGCGTCGCATACCCCGCTGCAAGCTGGGTCGCGCGGTAATCGTATAGCTCGGCATTCACCTCGGAGATGGCGGTTTTTACCGCCATCCGCAGACGCAAGGCGGTGATTGTCCCCTCGTAGCGCAAAGAACCCCGCAGGGTTTGCAGGTCAACGTCAGGCCAGAAAAAGGTATTTTTAATCGGCAGCTCGTCAGCCTCTGACGGCCTGGGGGCCGGTATTACTAGCGACATAGTGACCTCGGAATGGGGGGCGGTGGACGACGGCGTTGACGCGATAAGTCATGGTCGCGGCCGTCGTGCCGCCCTGCGCGGGGCGCATTCTGTTAAGCGCCAGCCTGGTTGCGTAACTCGCGGGCCAGTCGCTCGATATCTTTGACGACGCCGCAGCGGTCATGCAGTTGCAGCGCCCGTTTTAAATGCTCTAACGCCTCCAAAGCCCTGCCCGCCTCGCGCAGCACATAGCCAATCACTTTATGCAGCTTGGCGCGCACCTGGTCAGGCATATCCTCGGCGCGGGTCAGCTCCAGGGTGGCCAGCAGCGGCGCGGGGTCTACCGTCTCTTTGGCTACCCAGGCACGCATAGCGGCATCCGCCACATCTTCGGCCAGTAAATAGGCCGTGCTGTTGCGTTTGTAGTTATCCGGGGGGACCAGACCAAAACGCAGCGCATAGCGGGCAATGGCCAGCGCGCCGGGAATATCCCCGGCGTCTAAACGCCAGATCATCACGGTCATCAGGATGGCATCTTGCGCGCCGTGTCCCTCACTCAAGACACCGTTTACCCAGGGCGCATAGTCGGGAAGTAAACGCCGCTTGATCTCGGCCTTTTTCTCCAGCGAGCGCACCTTTTTCAGGGTCCGTTTATCTTCATTGAGCTTGAGCAGCATCAGCTCGTAGCCGGTGGCATGGCGCAGCGGGTTGTTTTCCCGCTGCGCGGCCTCGACCGCAGACTGGCGCAACATATGACGGCGGGCAGGGCTTAACATGGCTTAGGCTCCGGCTGGCGCGGTGGTGGCTGCCGGTTCTTCTTTGGGATCGGGCAGGTCAATGATTTGGATGTTCTCAACCAGCGCGCCACAGCCGTAGTCCTCCACAACATAATCCTCGTTAATGGACTCGTAGTTTTCGATACGGTCACGCTTGGCCACTTCATCGACCAGGCGGCGGTTGGTGCCTTCCTGCCAGTAGATAGAGAGGTTATCCAGGCGGGTGATCATGAATGCATTGGCCGGGAAATAGGGCACGCGCACGGCGGGCAGATTGCCAATCCGTTTCTGACTGACAATCAGATCAGCAGCCAGCATTTCGGTATTGGGCTGCGTCTGGTTGACCAGCGGGAAGTATTTATCCGCCATCAGTTGGCGACCGCAGATCACCACCAGTTCGGGATCTTCCTGATACCACGGCTCAATCAGCGACGTGGTGGCATCCATTACCAGCGCGTCGAGGCTGGCGTAATCGGCATTTTTGCCGACACGGATCGTTTCCGAGACCAGCTTGTCATCGTCCCCTAACACTTTGTTCATTACGCGCTTGGGGGCGTTCAGACGGTATTTTTGCAACCAGCCCACCGCCACATCCTGCAACAGCTGATTGGCGGCGCGGTTAGAGGTTTTGGCTCGATGGGTGCCGTTAAAGCCGACCATAATGCGGTCCAGTGCCTGGCGTTTGATAATGGCGTCACGCAAGCGGGTCTGAAAATCTTCATAGCGCGCCCATAAATCCAGGGTGTTATAGCGAATATGAAAATCGTAGTTAATCTGTTGGCATTCATAGCCTTCGGATGTCAGTGAGGCAAAGTCTGCCGTTTCGCGCTCATCACCGCCTGCGGTATCGGCCGTGCTGGCAATCGAGCCACTGACGCCGACGCCGATTTTCTCCCCCTTCATTTCCGCCACCGGCACGATATTAATGCGGGTCAGAAACTCGGAAGACTCCTGCACGCGGTTCATCAGGGTTTGCGTCACCGAAGGTTCAACGCTGAATTTTTTATTCAGGTCGCCGGTATCGACGTTGTTCAGCTCGGCCAGGCGAGACAAGAAGGCATTAAATTTAAAGCGGGTTGCTGTGCGCATGTATTTTCCTAATTAATTCAGAGAGTGTTAAGCCTGACAACGGTTAGCAGTCGGTCAGCACGTCGGCCTTGCCCTGACCGCCATGGGCATGGGGGCGGCGGGGTTGCGTGGTGCTGTCGCGGGTAGCCAGTTTGCCGGTCAGCGCCACCACTTCGGCGCGGTCGGCCTCGGCGGTCTGCTCCAACTGGTTGATGCGCTCATTCAGGGATTTTT